CTCCCAAGACCGGTGTATACCAAGGTGACATCATGCACTCAGGATTAAATACAAAAGATAATCCAAACGGTGATGTTACAAAAGAAGGGGGTAAGTACCACTTCCAGGCTAACCCAACCGGGGTTAAGTATTCCACAAAGGTAGGATCTGAAGAAGGTAAGAAGGCTGCCAGTTCAAAATTCGGCATTGCCGTTCATACTGCGTACCATGGTGATACCATTGAAGGTCTAAAAGCAGAATATGCACCTGACCTATCAGGCTTTAGCCACCATCCAGATGTACATAATATTGATACTCAGGATGATGTTCAGCATGCTAAGATGACACCTGAACAGCATGAGTTGTACAATAAGCACATTAAGCATGCTACAGAAGAATTCAAGAATACACCTAAAAAAGCCTACAAAGCTTTAGAAGGTCATCAAGATTTGTTAAAGACTTATATTAACAGAACTGTCCGAGAAGGTACGACACCAACGGTTGCTGGCTACCGCTCTCATGCTAACGAATACCATGCTAAACTAATTGCTAAGGTAAAGACACCTAAAGCAATTGCTGCTAAGACTGAGACACTACATAACGATCTATCTCATATTGATAAGCATACAGAGAACTTTCAACACTTACTTACCATGCACCATCATCTACAACAGGCTAAGGATCAGTTAACTACAGCGTTATCGGCTAAGCCTAAGTTCGAAACCTCGATGAGAGGTAAGCCAACTAAACCAGAAGGCTATGTAACCGTTAGAGAGAATAGACCAACTAAGTTTGTGGATAGAGGAGAGTTTAGCAGAATGCATCTAGGTGCAAGAACTGAGTAAATCTTAAAAGCCCACTAATGGATTATGGCACCAAGGCAACTAAAAATCAATAACTATTTTGTATCAGGGACCAAATGAAGATATTTAGAGATATTAGAGAGAACTTTAAAGACGGCCGTAACCCCGGCGACAAGGGCGACATGGCAAGACATGGTCTTAAAGGTAAATCTATTATACAATTGAAGAAGGTCAGATCCTCTGACTCTGCAACACCCAGAGAAAAGCAATTAGCCCACTGGAGAATCAATATGACACTAGGTAAAAAGAAAGATAAATAAACGGTTAACTAATTAAATACACATGGACTTCATAGACTACTTAACAGAAGCACCGGAGAAACACGGCGTACTTACGTATGGTCGTATGAATCCACCCACATCTGGGCATGAGCAGGTCATTAATAAAGTTCATGAAGTTGCTAAAGCGCACAATGCTGTTCATAAAGTAGTTCTATCTCATACAAGCGGTACCAAGGATGGTAAGAACCCGTTACCGGCTGATGTTAAAGTAAAGCATGCGCAACACGCCTTCCCTGGCACACATATTGAAGCGGCTTCTAAAGAGCATCCTACCATTTTGCATCATGCAGCTGCAATGGCTAAACAAGGTGTCAAGCACTTACATGTAGTTGCAGGCTCTGATCGAGTAGAAGAATATCATAAGTTACTTCATAAGTATAATGGAGTAAAGAGTGGCCACGGACACTACAATTTTAAATCTATTACTGTTCATTCCTCTGGTGAAAGAGACCCAGATGCAGAAGGTACATCTGGTGTTTCAGGTACTAAGATGCGAGAGCATGCAGCTGCAGGTAGAAAGAATAAATTCCATGCCGCTTTGCCTTCTAAAATGAAACCAGAGCACAAAGATGCCTTGTATCACGATGTAAGACATCACATGGGTATACAAGAAGCGGTAGCGCCTGGTTCACAAGGTGAAGTAAAGATTTCTAAATATGAATGGGGTACCCCAGAAAGCACTAAAGAGATGAAGCGCATTACCCCTGGAGAGAGTAAGATTAAGACTGAAGAAAAAGAAGCAGACTATGGTGAAAAGTTTCAGTCAATGGTAAAGAGAGTTAAGGTAAGCGCCCAGCAAGGTATTAAAAAGACTGTCTGGGTCCCAGCAAAGTACGGTACAGGTGGCTCTTATAAGGTAGTACCAGTTAACAAAGTTAAAGAGTCTGTAGAGGTAGAACCCATGCAATCAGAGGCAACAAGATTACCCTTCTTATTAATGAATGCTGAACAAAAGCGAGCATTAATTGAAGCCGAGGTTGACGAGTTAGAATTCGATGGTATTCAAACTAAGAACCTGGATATATGTCCTAGTGCTTATAAGGAATTTAAAAAGCTAATTGAAACTGTTAGAGCAGGTGAGAGCATTGGAGAGCCTATTGATCATAACCTACCTTCAAAAGCTGTTCAAGATATAGCGGCAGGTATTGTTTTAAAACCCGCTACACTTCGTAATATGCAGTTCAGACACTTTACAGGGTTATAATGTTAATAGATGAATTAAAAAAAGTGCATGCTGATGCATTTACATTTTACCTAAAAGCACATTTTTACCATTGGAATGTCGAGGGTTCTGATTTCCCTCAATACCATGACTTTCTTCAAAATCTCTATCAAGAGGTTTTGTCCTCTGTAGATACCCTTGCAGAATTAATTAGAACACTTGATTCTTATGCCCCAGGCACACTTACAAGATTAAAAGAGCTAACTTCTATAGAAGAAACTGATGATGTTCCAGATGCAAAAACTATGATGACAAGATTACTTCAGGAAAATAATATATTAAGAGCATCATTACTTACCGCATATACAACTGCAGAAACGACAGGTGAAGTAGGCGTTGCTAATTTCTTACAAGATAGAATTCAAGCGCACGAAAAACATGGATGGATGTTAAGGTCAATACTAAAATGAGTCACGATTCAAATAACCAACACGAGTTGTTGAAGACAGCATTAGAAGCTACTGATGCATATCTAGGTGTAGAAAAACAAGCTGTAGCTGCTAAAAAAGCTACGCCAGTTATGATACATGATTTTACCTATCATATGTCGCGAGCACATGATACTCTTAAATTATTAGGGGTATTAAAAGATCATGAAGAATATATGACATCTCATGTTACCACAATGAGTAATCTTTTTGGATATAGTTACTCTGATGTGCAAGAGGATGCAGTTGTATCGTTTGCAAGCTTTATTGCAGAAGAGAATGAAGAAGCAACTTTTACTGAGGCAGTTATGGATGAGATAGTAGAAGGGACGACATGGGAAGATATCGTTGATCTATATTCTGAAGAAGAGTTGGTTGAAGAGGAGGAAGTTACTGAGGCCTTATCTGCTCAAGCACGACTTAAAAAGAAGCAATCCTTTTCAAGAAATAAGAGCAGAAGAAACGTAGCTCGCGGTCTTAAGTTACGCAGAGCATCTTCACCTGATACACTTAAAAGACGCGCCATGGCAGCTGCCCGGCGTGCAATGTATAAGAGGCTGTTGAGCGGTAGGAACAAATCATCTCTTTCAGCATCAGAAAAAAATAGAGTTGAAATGCAAGTATCAAAAATGAAAAACATTCAGTCTTCTATAGTCAATAGAATGATGCCTAAGATACGATCTCTAGAACAATCAAGACTTGCACACTACAGAAGTAAAAAATGAAAAGGCTATTGATTATTGCCGTACTGTTTCTATCAGGCTGTTCGACGATAGATAAAATTAAAGAAGTATGGCCCCGTGCTCATGACCCTGTCATGGTAAGTGCGTATATTGATTTAGATATATATCTTGATGAAATTAATTGCAAGTCACCTAATAGTATTGATTTTGCTAAAGAAAGAGCTATTTGGTTAAACAAGTATGCAGAATTTAGGGGTGATCCTCAAAGAGTGTCTACGAAAGCAATTGTGGACAATTTAGATAAAGCCCAAGCCGGTACTTTGACTGCATGTGACCGGTGGGTTAGTTTATCAAAAATAAGAATGAAGACTATTAAAGAAGCATGGAGTGATAGATGACACTAGAAGAAATTGTAGAATATCAAGCAGAAGAATCTATTCGCGGTGAACTTGCTCGTGAGTTTGTTGGTATCTTAAGTGACTATCAAACAGGTGCTCTAACAATTGAAGATAAAAATTTAATGATTACTGAAATATTAAACTCTTGCCAATCATCTGAATTAGCTCAAGATGAAGTAATAATGAGATGGGCGGTTTCTGCTGCCACCACAGCTGTTAATATTATTTAAAGTAAAAAAATGAAAAGCTTTAAACAAATAAGAGAACAAGTTCAATCGGTTACAGAAGGTGAGCGTGGGTTGTGGGATAACATCCATGCCAAACGCAAACGTATTAAATCCGGTTCTGGTGAGCGTATGCGTAAGCCAGGTAGTAAGGGTGCACCTACTAAACAAAACTTTAAAGATTCTATGTCTGAAGATGTAGAACAACTATTCGATCTTATTGAAGATGTAATAGAAGATATTGCAAAAGATAATAACGTTGACTCTGAATTTATTTGGGAAGATCTTGAATCAATACCAGATGAAGAGTTACTAGAGATAGCAGCCTGGCAGCGTAAAGAAGGTAAGAACCCTGAAGGTGGTTTGAATGCTAAAGGTATTGCCGCTTACCGTAGAGAGAACCCAGGCTCTAAATTACAAATGGCTGTAACAACTAAACCATCTAAGTTAAAACCAGGTAGTAAAGCGGCTAATAGAAGAAAGTCTTTTTGTGCTCGCATGGGTGGTATGAAGAAAAGACTAACATCTGCAAAGACTGCAAGAGACCCAGATTCTAGGATTAATAAAGCTCTTAGAAAATGGAACTGCTAATTAACTTATAAGTATACGAAACTAAAGGAAACAAAATGGACATGAAATCTATTTCACAAAAATTACAAGATGACATTCGTGATATCATGGAGGGCAACATTAAACACCCTAATCAACAAAAGATTGATGTACATGAGCCAGAGAAAGATGAAATCACTGCCGATGATTTTAAAAAGCTTCGTGCAATGAAGAAGACGAAGACTGAAGAGCATGCTCCTGAATCTACCGAGCAGGTAGAGGAAGAAGAAAAGAAGAAGCCTGTTAGTCCTTTTGACTATAAAAATTATCAAAGTCAAATACCTAAAAAACCAGGTGAGACAGCTGGGTTTGACTCAAAGAAAATTTCTACTGGTACCGTTTATACTAGAAAGCCAGTTAAAGAAGAAAGCCATCAGTCTGCAACTACTATGAAGCATATCCCTAATGCTTCCCCGGCACTTAAAAAAGCTGCTAAAGATATTAAACCTGGCGTTGCAGGCTATCGCGATCGTATTGATATGCTTAAAGCTGGCGGTGTTAAAGAAGAAACTCAGATTGATGAACTATCTAAATCAACTTTAGGTTCCTATTTGACGAAGAAAACATCTGAATACATGAAAGGTAAAACCCAACCTGGTACAAAAGAACATGCTAAAGATGTACAGAACATGGGTAAAGCTTACGATAAGTTAAAAGAGGAAGAAGCTGAACTTGATGAAGCATATCAAACAGCAAAGAGTGAGTTCGTAGCTCGTCAGGGAAGACTGACAGCTGCAGCTGCTGAGACTGAAAAAGATCCCGCGCGCCTGAAGAGGATGTCTAGCATACCAGGCTATAGTGCTGCAATGGATTTAGCCAAAAAGACAACTCAGGGCGCAAAGCACACTAAAGAAGAAGTTGAGCAAATGGATGAGCTTTCAGTTGAAACAATGAAGTCGGCAAAAGAAAAATTAGCTAATAAAGCCTATGATGCCCACATGGATGACAACAAAATGGCAGCAAGAAACTTTGCTCACAGAGCTTTAAAAGTGGGTTCAAAAATTAAAAGTAAAGAGCGTTCCTCCTCTCAAATGACTAGAGAAGAAGTTGAGATGGTATATGAAGCGAATATTCAACCAACAGCGGCAAAGTCCAGGTCACATATAGGTAATATAAGTCATCCAACTACAAATCACGTTGCGCATCCTAGTTCAGGAAAAGAAATTGGTCTAATTACAAAGCAGCCAGACGGAAAATACCACGCCCACCCATCATCCGTAAAATTGTCACACAGCCAAGGTGGTACATTTGATACCAAGGACCAAGCTCATCAGCATATCCGTGATGCTCATGCCAAAGCTATTAAAACCGGTACGTTGAGTGATAGATGGAAGAAACAAGAGAAGCTACCACAATTTGCTAAAGAAGAAGTTGAGCAAGAAGAATACACATTTGCTGATTACTTGAATGCTGCGCTTGAACATTACAATGATGAAGAAGCTGTTAATGTGGCTAATGAG